TATTATACGGTAAGGAATCAGCAATAAAAGCATTAACAGTATTAACAGAGGAAAAGTTGTTTATTGAAAGATGTATTGAAAGGGTTTCAGAAATGGCAAAGCAAGAGTTAAACGATAAAAACGAAACAAAATGAGCAATTCAATATTTAACATAGGCAAAGAACTACAACTGATTATTAACGAAATAATAAAATCAGGAGGAGAAGTAAACGAAGAAACAGAAAACGCTTTAACAATCAAAGAGGGCGAGTTACAAAATAAATCCCAATCTTACGGCTACCTCATCAAATCAATGGAATATGAGGTAAACACTATCGATTCAGAAATAAACCGCTTAGAGGGTTTAAAAAGGGTGCGAAACAACACTATTAAAAGACTTAAAACGGTACTAAGTGATTCAATGCAACAATTCGAGGTTGAGGAGTTGAAAACGGCAACACTAAAAATTAACTTTAGAAAATCACAAACGGTTGAGATACTGGATGAGGATTTAATACCTAAAGAGTTTAAAACGGTAAAGGTTACAACATCAATATCAAAAGCCGAAATTAAAAAGGCAATTAAAAACGGTGAGTTAGTAGTTGGTGCAGATTTAATAGACCACAAAAACATTCAGATAAAATGATAACAGAAGATGAAAAGCTAATGCTTACAAGTATTTTAAAAGCGTTTGTAAAGTCGGGAGAAAGTGACGAGCGTATCAGAAAACATTTCGATCCATTTTCAACGAATAATTGGAACGATGAACAATTAAAAGAGGTTGCAGAATTACAAGATTTTTGCGATAAATTCTTAAAAGAAAAAAACAATGAATAAACAAGAGCAGGAGAATAAACAGGAGGTAAAGGACTTTATATTAGAATACGGTCACGGAGTTAGAGATATTGCGAGAGCCATTAAACGAGAACCATCAGGTATCTACAAATGGTTAAAAGATGAAAAAACAATGACTTTATGCGTATGGTACGAAATAAAAACGTATATGAATCAAATCATAAAAAATGGATCAAAATCAAAACGATGAATGAGCAGCCGAACGGATTAAAACTGGCTCTATTTATATGCTTCACGATAAGTATTATCTTCGTAGCATTATACGTAGCTAAACAAGAACAGATAGAGAAAGAGATTGAATATAACAAGGTGCATTACTCACCAATGCGGATTCATCAAAAGTATTAACGCATTGTATAAACTGCGTTTTAATGCTGTTTATACGTTGTTAGGCACTTTTAATTTAACCGATAAAGATAATAGAATGAGAAAAATAGAATACAAAGAAGCAATTAGTTTCTTGTTACCAAGACATTATAGCGGAAGAAAACCAAGTATAACCTATGTTTTTGGTTATTATGAGGATGAAGTTTTAAAAGCTGTTTGCACATTTGGAAAACCTGCAAGTAATAGCTTATGTGTTGGAGTTTGTGGCAAAGAATACAGCGCAAATGTTTATGAACTTAACAGACTTTGTGTAGATGGTGACGTTAAAATACAATTATCTTCTTTTGTTGGTTGGTGCTTAAAGCAACTTAAAAAGGACAATTTAATAATTGTAAGCTATGCAGATAAACAAATGAATCACAACGGATATATTTACCAAGCAACAAACTTTATTTACACAGGTGCAACCAAAAGCAGAACTGACAAATACGTTGAAGGTGGTAAACATTCAAGGCATTATGATAATACTAAACAAAATGGGTTAAGAAAGTTTAGAAGCAGTAAACATAGATACATATTCTTTGCTTGTAATAAGAAACATAAAAAGAAGTTTTTAAAAGCATTGAAGTATAATATAGAGGACTACCCAAAAGAAGAAAACAAAAAGTATAATTTAGGAGAATATATTGAGCCTATTATCTTAAAAGATGGTAAGCCTTACAAACCTAAAGAAGATAAAAAGCAGTTAGATTTATTTTAATTGTGCCTAACAATACGCTAAACTCCATAAAACGATTTAGTAAACACTTGTAAAAGGTTGACAAAACAATAAGAATAGCACAACACAAAACAATAATAATTGATTAATAAAAAATCATTAACTTTACAATAAACAAAACAAAATGAAAACACTAAAGTACATATCAACTAAAACAAAGCAAATAATAGTATCAATACTTACTTACTTATTTCTAGTAATTGATAGGCTAATACTAACTCCCTTCCCTTTTATGGAATCAAAATCAATTGAACAATACGGAAAAGAGGGCGAAGATAGCACGTTAATATTCTCATTTATGAGGGTAACGCTAACAATAGCAATAGTAGTAATGACTTTACTAATCAGGTGGATCTTTTAATATGAAAACTCTAAAAGCATACGAATTAATATTAATACTATTTCACGGTAAATTCAACGGTAGAGATTTAGCTGAGGAGATAGACTTTAAAAATAATACATTTACAATGCCTTTTTATAGGTTGAATTAAACAAAAGCAATGGCAAAGCATAAATACATAAAAACACCCGAAGCATTAAATAAACTTTGGAACGACTACAAAGCAAACGTAAAGGATAACCCTATACTAGTACAAGACTTCGTAGGCAAAGAAGCAACCGAAGTATGGAGAGAGAAACAAAGACCTTTCTCAATGGCTGGGTTTGAGGTGTATTGCTTTGAAATAGTAGGAACGGTAGAACATTACTTTAATAATTCAAACGATGCTTACAAAGAATATTGCGCTATCTGTTCATACATACGCAAGGAGATACGAACAAATCAAATTGATGGTGGTATGGCAGGAGTGTTTAATGCGTCCATTACACAACGTTTAAACGGACTTACAGACAAACAAGAGATAAAGACAGACCAACCCACAGAGATGAGAATAACAGTTGTTAAGGGTAAGAAACGATGATAATTATATTGTGCGCTTATTTCCTAGTTTGGAAGATTGAGAGAAGTATGAATAAATAGTTGTATAAACGTACTGAGCAAAGAAGCCTCATACCCTATAAACAAAGAGAAGTCAAAAACTAACTAAATGAGTATAATAGATATTCAAGCAACCATTAATTTTGAGTTCATTGATAATAATGTTGATGAGTTCAGAGGTTTAGTACTTCCTGGAGGCACAAGGTCAACAAAAACTATATCTATTCTACAATGGCATATTAAGTATTGCCACATAAACCACGAAAAGCATATTGTAATTGCTAGGGACACATTAAAGAACCTTAAAAGAACGGTACTAAAAGACTTCATTGCGTTATGCTATGGTTATGGTGATTACGATGCACACGCTCCACAAATGGAACTTAATAAATCAGAGTTGATTGCGACAATTGGCACTTGTACTGTTGAGTTTATAGGTTTGATTGATGATCCTATGAGGGTACACGGTTTAAAAAACGATAGATTCTACATAAACGAGGCAATAAGCACGTATAAAAACACATTCACACAATTAAATTATCGTTGTTTGGAGGGTTGGATGCTAGATTGTAACCCTTCCGAACCTATGCATTGGGTTTATGAGTTAGAAAGCCGTAAAGATGTTGAGTTCTTCCGTTCTTCTTACTTAGATAATCCTTTCTTAAACGATGCTCAGGTAAACGAAATAGAAAGCAAAGAACCAACACCACAGAATATAGATAACGGTACTGCTGATGAAAGAGAATGGAGTATTTACGGATTAGGATTAGTTTACAAAGGTAAAGATATTATCTATCCTGAATGGAATACTTATAAAGGCGAGATAACAGAATATGATCATTTATTCTACGGTTTAGATTGGGGAATTAATCACCCCCTAGCTTGTATTGAGGTAATTGCAAATGGGCGTGATTTATATGTTCGTGAGATAGTTTACCAATCAGGAATTAAAGACTTAGAAAAAGATTTAATACCAACACTAATAAAAGAACCATTAATTGCTAATAATAGCACTTATATTATTTGTGATAGTGCTGAGTTAAAGAGCGTTCATACATTAGTAAAGGGTGGGTTACCTGCATTTGCCGTAAAGAAACCACCCGGAAGTGTTTTAGTTGGTATTCGTAAAATGGGTGGGTTTAATATCCACGTCCACGAGGACTCAATTAATATTCAAAATGAATTAAATAGGTATAAATGGAAAACAGATACCTCAACAGATTCTATTTTAGACGTACCAGTAAAGACTAATGACGATGCAATGGATGCTATTAGATACGTAGTGTACACATACCTTTGATTAGATATTCGTCAAACTTTTGATTAAATAGTTGTCTTTATAACAAAAATTTCTTTATTTTTACCATAAATTAATAGTTTTTTATGTCGGACAATGTCATTAAGCGAGTTATAAACGCTATCACTAATAAAAATCAATCGTTTTCTTTGGCTAATAACTCTACAAATAACTTTGGTATTCTTAA